TAAAATTATAATATATATTTAAACTGGTTGGTTGACTCCTTCCCGTTTTTATTTTATTCTTATTGGAACATTTGAAAAGAGATTCGCAACTATGGAACAGGAAATAACATTAGAACAATTAAGACATGCTTATTATCAATTGTTGAATAATAATGTGGAAGATCAATATTTATTTGCAAAATATTTGTTAGGCCCAATAATTGAAGAGTTTGAACAATATACTGATATAACAAATGTAATTCAACAGTTAGATAAAAGTGATTCTATTGATTATAATACATTACCTTTAGAATTAGCGAAAAAGATTGATTCTATTATAAGGAAGGATGAAAAATGAAACTTCTTCTTTGTAGAGATTGTGAAGATGTATTTAAATTGCATGAGCAAAGTATTTCAAGCTGTCATTGTGGCTCAACACAAGGAGCTTATATAGATAATTTAAATGCAGTTTATAAAGGAAATGCTATACCTCTTGGTTTTGGTAATACAACTCTTGTAACAGCAATAAAAAAAGAATTACAGGATCAAAAAGAAGAGAGATCGAAAAATTTAGGACACACATTTGATGCTTTTGTTATTCCTTGGAACTGTAATACATTCACAAAGGTAGATAATATTAACGAGTATCTATAAAAATGTTAGATCAATTTACAGAAGGGACTGATTTAGTTGCGAAATTAAAGGAGCAAGGACTACCTTTATCTTTAAAATGTATAGAGGATATTACATTAAAAAATTATGGTAGATATCAACTTCGAAAATTTATTAATGAATTGGTTGGCAAGAGAAATCTTCCTGCTGATAGAGTATACTTAGAATTTTATTATAAGTATGTTGTTCAAGAAATTATAAAAAGAGAAAGAGATGGTGGAACTTTTTGTATTGATGATATCATTGCTTGTGCAGAAGATTCTTTAGAAAAACTTTTTGACTCTTATTTGGGTGATATTATCTATATGCATGAGGATTTGCATAATAGGAATAATGTATTCGATCAAGTTGTAGATATAATAGATCAAAATAATGATAAAAATAGAGATGAAATTATTGAAATTATATGTGAAAGGCTGGAGTTAGCGGAAGGGACGGCTGCTGGTCATTTCGGAAGAGCGAACAAGGAGTTAGGTAAGCCCATTAAAAGAAAGAAACCCACCTTTCAAAAGAAGACGAAAAAGAAAAAATCTTCGCCAGTTCTTGACAAGGTAAAGGTATTTGTGGATAATAACCAAAATTGCAGTAGAAAGGAAATCGCTCAAAAAGTCTCTGAGGAATTGGGATTAGCCGAATCTACTGCATACCAATACGTTTCGAAGGTCCTTAAACAACAGAAGGAGAGTGCTAATGCACTGGAATAAGACTAAGATGGAACGGAAACTTCACAATCATGTTATGAATCTGGAATTTACCAAGATGGATGGCACCCGCCGAGTGATGCGGGCTACGTTGCGCGAAGATTTGGTTCCTGAGTTCAAGGGGACGAGCACTCGCCATCCTGTGCGCGAAAATCCAAATCATGTAAGGGTTTATGATTTGGATAAGCAAGATTGGCGTTCGTTTACGCTGGATCAAGTTAATTCCGATGATGCAGTTGTAAGATTTGAGGTTGAATAAACCAACTAACCTACACACAATATAGGGGGAGTTATAAAACTCCCCTTTATCGAGTCCAAAAATAATGGATAGTGATAAAATCCTTCCTTTAAAAGTAGTAACCCGAACCAAAGTATTATTAAAAAATGGAAAGAAAGCCACTCTTTTCCCTGGATATAAAAGTGGTTATGTGGGTATTGTAGAAGTTCTTCACCCTATGGATGGTACAACGTTCCAAGAAGCTAGATGGGATAAGTATGGCAAGAGAATTTCTCTTGATTACTTTGTTTCTACAAGATATGAACGGGGAGATATTGATTGGGAAGCTTCAAAAAATGCAGGGTATATTGACTTATAAAAATTAGGAGAAATACTTAATGTATTTAACTTCATTAAGTGGGCAGAATATTGATTTATTTGAACCACAAGTAAAAGATTTTAAGCTTAGTGATATTGTTATTGGTCTTTCTAATGAATGTAGATTAGGAGGGCAAATGCATAGGGATTATAAAGTTGCTCAACATTCTATGTTGGTTGCTTGGCTTATGATGCAAGACGGATATAGAGAATATGCTCTTTATGGCTTATTGCACGATGCCCCAGAAGCCTATTTAAAAGATATTCCAACTCCTTTGAAAGTTGTTATGAAAGAATATCAAAAAATTGAAGAACGGTTTTTAAATTGTATTTTACAATCTTTTAATTTGGAGTATGATTATTATGTTATGGAAGAATTGATTCATGATTATTATGATAAATTAGCTTTAAAAATAGAGAAAGAGAATTTTACAAATCATAATGAAAAATGGGGATTAAGTAGATTTGATGATATAGATATTCCTATAATCAATCCCATGCCAGCCGTAGTAGCAAGAGAAAAATATGCGACATTTTTCAATTTATTATGTAGTAGGCATTATGAATTTGCTAAATTGATTGACCCATCATACATAGATGTAGATAATAGGTGTTGGGCGAAGAATCTTGAAGTTAATTCGGTAGGATGCTAGAATAAAATAATTGTTTCATATATTAATAGGGTTATGATAGGATGATAAAGAAATATTACAATATATTTGTTTCTACATTGAAGAAGAGAAGTCCTGATGAAATTATGGCTGCTTTTGTAATGATGTTTGTAGTTCTTTTTGGATTGTATTTGGGAATTAGTTGGGCTTTAATTGGTCAGGGTTTATTATTGATCCTGTTAGCGCTTATTCCGTTAGTATATATCTTGTAATTGAAATAACAATTCATTTTTATAAAGGTTAGGATAAGATGGCAAAAAAGAATAAGTTTGAAGATGATGAAGGATTTGGTAAGAAAGTTCAAAAAGATCATAGTGCTATTCGACATGCAGATAAGCAAGATTTAAATGATCTTTTAGAAGAAGCTTACGAGGATCTAAACGATCCTGCATTCAACTGGAAGTATGAGGAGCAACACAATGAAAACCACAATTAAGAAATATTATAATATGTTTGTTTCTACATTGAAGAAGAATTTGAAAGTAAGAAATTTTGATGAAGTTGTAGTTGCTTCTTTAACAATACTTGCAATTCTTTTCGGATTGTATATGGCAATTGGATGGGCTTTAATTGGTGGAATTATGAATGTTGTGACAGGATTTACGGCTGATCCTGTTAGTGCTTATCTTGTAGCGATTGGTGCTGTAAAGGTTTTCTTTTTTCAAGTAATTGGCGTTATTTCTGGTGGTATTGCTTGGTTTTTTGGATATTTGTTTGCTGCTCTTTTAGATAAGGTAAGGGGAAAATAATTGTCAAAAACAAATGTTCGACTTGTTGGATATACACAACCTTCTGAAGAATTTGTTGAAGATTTTTCAGATGTAAAAGAATTGATTATATTTTGTGCAAGGGTATCGAATCCTTCTAATCAATTTAATATGGAAACTGCGGATAAATTGTTGAAATTTTTAATGCGGCATAAGCATTGGAGCCCATTTGAAATGGCTAATGCTACTGTAGAAATTGAAACAACAAGAGATATTGCAAGGCAGATTCTTCGGCATCGTTCGTTTTCATTTCAAGAATTTTCACAAAGGTATTCTGAACCTACTAACAGTTTTCCTTTTGTTTATCGTGAAGCACGTTTACAAGATCCAAAAAATAAACAGAATAGTCTTTATGTAGAAGATGCAGAGCTTAGTCAATGGTGGAAAAATGTACAAACCGATATAATGACTATGGTTCATCAATATTATAATGAAGCTTTAGATAGAGGAATTGCTAAAGAACAAGCAAGAGCTATTCTTCCAGAGGGACTTACAAAATCTCGCCTTTATATGCAAGGAACGATTCGATCTTTTATTCATTATATTGAATTGCGTACTTATGAAGGTACGCAAGATGAACATATTGAAGTGGCAAAAGAAGTTGCTAATGCCATTTATCAAATTTTTCCCTATGTATTAAAGGAAGATTAATGTTTATTTATCTGGATTATAGTTTAATGGATCATATTATTATGGATGGTGTTGAATTACAAACAGAAGGATTTAATTATATTGTATCTATTAATAGAGGTGGTTTGGTTCCTGCGGCATGTTTAGCGAAACAAATAGATTTGCCTATTTTATCATTATATTATAATGGGATGGGTAAAGGAAATTATCCAAACATAGATTTTTATATGAATTTTGAGATTCATAGAAATCTATTGTTTTCAAAGATATTGGTTGTTGCAGATATTGTTGATACTGGACATACTATGAAAGAAGTAGTAGAATACCTAAACAATCTTTATCCAAATGCTGAAATAAAAACGTATTGTTGTGTTGTAAAGAATCATAGTATTTTTCAACCCGACTATGTTACTGTCGATTCTTTAAATTTAGAAGAAGCCTATAATCCTGAATATTTTGATATATTCCCTTGGGAAACAGATTAGGAGTAAGTAATTGATTTTAGTTGATTTTAACCAAGTAGCAATTAGTAATATGTATCAAAATCTTAAAGATATTAAAGAAGGAGATTCGATTAATCCTGATTTTCTGAAGCATATGATTTTAAATAGTTTGCGCGGATGGTCGAAAAAGTATCGCAAGCAGTATGGCGATGTTGTTATTGCTTGTGATTCTACTTCTTGGAGGCACGATTACTTTCCCTATTATAAGTTCCATCGTTCAGAAGGTCGTAAACACGATGATGTTGATTGGGAGTATGTATATGGAATTTTGAATAATCTTCTAACTGAAATGGATACCTATTTTCCATATAAAGTAATTCGTGTAAATGGTGCTGAAGCTGATGATGTAATTGGAACTTTGGTTAAAGAATGTTATATGGAAGAACCAATTATAGTTATCAGTAGTGATAAAGATTTTGTTCAATTGCAAAAATATCCTAATGTACGTCAGTATTCCCCTATGCATAAAGAAGAGGTTGTAGAAACTCAACCACTTAATGCTTTGAAAGAACATATTATTCGTGGGCAGAAGAAAGATTCCATCCCTAATTTCCTTTCTAGTGATAGGGCATTTGTTGATGGGGAAAGACAAAAACCAATCTTTCAAAAGAAATTAGATCGTTGGATGGAAATGAATATTGATGAAATTGTTGCTGAAGAAGGACAACATGCTAAATCTGGGTGGGATCGTAACCGTAAATTAATTGATCTTGATTATGTTCCTGAATATATTCATGATAGTATTATGCAACAATTTGATACTCCTGTGAAAGCGGATCGCATGTCTATTGTAAACTACTTGCAAACTAAAGGGTATAATAACCTATTAAAAAATGTTGAAGATTTTTAAAATTGGCTTAGAAGGTCCCCAAAATTTGGGGACCTTTAAATATTCAAAATAGTTGTATTTCTTCTATAAGAAATTAACTTTCAACCCGCGTGGTTAAGACATATAATCAATCGTTAATATAGGGGTAATAGTTGGTCGATTATTCGTTTAAAAAACCAGTTAAAGAAATACTTGATGAATTGGCTGCAACAACATCAAGAAATGAAAAAGAAGAAATATTAAGGAGAGAAAGAAAGCATTATATTCTAAAAATGGTTATATATTATGCGTTAGATTCAATGATTGTTTATCATATTAAGAAAATTCCTGAATACAATCCTCAAGAAGTTGGATTGCAACCTTTAAATCATGCATTAGATAAGTTATATCTTTTATCAGAAAGAAAGAAAACAGGATATGAAGCACAACGATGGCTTTCTGGTTTGTTAGAGACTTTGAATAAAGATGATGCAGAAGTATTAGAAAGAGTTATTAAAAAGGATCTTCGTTGTGGAGTTCAAGCTAAAACAGTCAATAAGGTTTGGCCTGGATTAGTTAGTGAATTTGAAGTTATGTTGGCTTCTAAATTGAATGACAAAGCACTTGAAAATATTAATTACCCTGCTATTGTTGAAGAAAAATTAGATGGAATGCGAGTGAATTTCATTATTCATAATGGTAAATTGGATATTCGAACTCGTAATGGTAAACCTCTTGATAAGTTGGTGCTTTATTTTAAAAAATTCTTAAATATGAAATTGCTTAATAATGTTGTTTTGGATGGTGAATTATTAGCTTTAAAAGATGGTAAGCCCTTACCTCGTAAGAAGGGTAACGGATTGCTTAATAAAGCTCAAAAGGATACAATTAGTGATGATGAGATTGAATATTTGAGTGTTTTCTTATGGGATATGATACCTCTTGAAAAATTTAAAGCTGGTTTGTTTGAAATTCCTTATTATCGTCGTCGCCAAGAATTAAAAAAATGGGTTGAATTTAATAGTGTTGTTCATTGGGTATCTCAAAAAGAAGTTGAAAGTTTTTATGAAGCAAAGAAAGAATTTTTAAAGGTTGTTGATCGTGGTGGTGAAGGAATTATATTAAAGAATAGAGATCATCTATGGCAAAATAAGCGTAGTAGAGACCTTATTAAAATGAAGGTTGAAAATACTGCGGATTTGAAAATTGTTGATGTAATAGAAGGCGAAGGAAAATACGAGGGTATGTTAGGGTCTTTTTTGTTCGAGTCCGAGGATGGAAAGTTACAAGTAAATGTTGGTTCAGGATTCTCGGACGAACAGCGAGAAAAGTTCTTTACAAATAAAATGATTGGTAAGATTGGTGAAGTAAAATACAATGAAGTGATTGAAAAGGAAAATGAGTATGTAAAGTCATTGTATTTACCTATATTTTCTCAAATTCGAGAAGATAAAGACCATGCAAATAGATTAAAAGAACTTTAAAATGGTAAAAGGAAAGATTATGTATGTAAAAATTAATGTCAATAAAGAATATAATGGTGCTTGTTTTCATAAGGGCGATATTTTAAAAACGGTTTCTTTAAAGGAAGACCCAAATACAGGTATATTTGACGTGCATGATGATGGTTATTGCCCTTCGATTAAATCTTATAAAGTATGGGATAAAGAAAGAATTGATTGGTATTACTTTACAGATGAAGAAATTGATGAAATATATGAAGAAACTTTCAAGGATAAAATTAAGAATTTTTTCAACTGTTAAAGGAGATGTATAAATGGAAGTATATCTTGAAACAGATAAAGAATGGCGTGGTGTTTATTTTAATGCTGGTGATGTTTGTTATACGGTTCATCCTATGGAGTTGGAAGGTGA